GCAAGAATACCAATATCAATCACACCACCTGCAGAATAACGTTGCATCTCATTTAAGATTCTACGAATATCGGGGTAATGTTTCTTAATAACCTCAGCAACAATCTTAGGGTCTTCAACTTTAACGGTTTCTTCCTTTAAGATGTTTAATATACGTTTCATCAGCACACCCATAATCTCAGGCATTTCTTTCTTTCCAGTACGGAAATCAATCAACGTTGTACGAGAATGAATCGGTTCGATGATTTTATCTTTAAAGTTACACGTTAGAATGAATCGAACGTTCTTACTAAACGTCTCAATGAAACCACGCAATGCGGGTTGAAAAGATTGAGGGTTTAAGTAGTCTGCTTCATCTAGGATGATACACTTCTTTCCACCATCAAAAGAAACAGTTGATGCAAAGGATGCAATTTCGTTCCTTAGAGTGTCAATATTACGGTCTAAAGAACCATTAACAACCAACGACGTATATCCCAACTCATTACATAATGCCTTTGCGATGGTAGTCTTACCAGTACCAGCAGTTCCAGACAATAACAAGTTAGGCATATCACCCGCTGCAATAAATTCTTTAAACGTTGATTTTATTGAGTCGGGTAATATACAGTCTTCGATATTCTGGGGTCTGTATTTCTCGACCCATAAGAATTCGTCTTGTTTAACCATAAGTAGAATCTGCCTCTAATGCTACCCAGTAAGTCAAATCACCAGAAGTAAACTTAGAAATATTCTTTGAAGAAATATTCACATCATAATCGTTTGCTAACATCTTCATACGTTCAGTTAAGAAGTAGAAATTGAAGTTTTCGTCACCATCATAATCACCAACTTCAATAGAGTAGGTATTAGATGTGTCGTTGCGTTTATCTTGTACTTCAGCAACAATCTTATCATCTACATTCTTAATACATAAGTCATTTAAACCTAGAGTACCAGTAGCACGTTGAAGTTTAGTGAAAGTAGCGGCTGTTAATTTGAAATTAATCTCAGTTTCTGGCATTGTAATTTCTTTCTCGGGATATACGATAATNGATTTATCNGCATACCAATAAGAAGTTGTAGAACCNTCTTGNCCTGTAATAGTAACACTGTTATCACCGAAGTCTAATTCTGGTTTATCAAATAAAGATACAGCAGATAAAAATTCATTCAAATCGTAAATACCAAATTCTTTCGGGAAAGTTTCTTCCACAGCAGAACTAGCAAGCACGTTCTTTTGAACACTCATTGTGTCTAATTTAGAACCCTCTTTAATTAAAATTGATTGGTTGATTGTTGCGAAATTCTTTAGAATTCCAATTGTCTTTTCACTTAATTGCATTATATATCCTTTATTCGATTGTTACATATATTATACTATACTTTTGATGTAAAGTAAAGTTTTTTGTTATTATTTTTCGTAGATAGTTTCCGAATCAAATTCGCCCATCTTGCGGTCAAAACCAGTGGCAAGCACAAGGTAGTGCATTGCTTTAATTAAGTCCATCTTATTCTTTCCGGACTTCTTACCATACCTCATGAGATATTTAATCGCATTATCAATCGAAGTCGATGATAGTGTCCCACGAGATTCAAATACATCTAACGTTTGGACATCATTATTCTTATTAGTATAATGAGCACCATATGTTCCCTCAATGTATTCGGTCAATTCGAGAAGGGTTGTCCCCTCCCCATATTTCCATTCAATATTATTCATATTATTTTCCATTTGCTTCATATAAAGGGCTGTTAGGGTTAAAAACTNTCAGTTGACTTTTCAGCAAACTCTTCTGGGTCAACCGAAGTACCATACTGTTCATTTCCAACACTAGCATCAATCTTTTCATAAAGAGAAAGGAATGATTCTTTAGTCTCATCATCAAAACGTTCAATTGCCATTTTGATTGCTTTATCTTTCTTTCCGAAGATAGAGTAAGATTTCAAAATATCAACCAATCTACGAGTAGAAACGATTTCATCAACACCACCGTCTTCAAAAGTCTTACGGATAATGTCACCCCACATTGTAAGGTTTGGAATAAACGCATCCACTTCAGCAGAACGAAGTCCAAACCCTTCAGCAGCCTTTTGAAGAATCTTTTTCTCGATTGCTTCAGAAGGGTATGCTTGATACATAGTCACCGAAAATCGGTCAAGGAATGCTTCATTCATAACGTTAGTACCAACAAAACGTCCATCATCAGAACCTTTNCCTTTTGTATTGGCAGTAGCAATAACAGTGAAACCTTTAGAAGGTTCAACCCACTCACCACGTTTCTTAATGAAATAACCCTTTCCTTCAAGGACAGACTGTAACGCCATCACCTTAGAAGATGCAAGGTCAATCTCGTCAAGTAACAATACAGCACCACGTTTCATTGCTTCAACAACTGGACCGTATTGAAACACAGTCTCACCATTCACCAAACGAAAACCACCAAAAAGGTCATCTTCATCAGTTTCAGCAGTAAAGTTAATTCGAATCATTTCACGACCCAAAGTAGCACACGTTTGTTCAATACCGAACGTNTTACCATTACCAGACATACCTGTTAAATAAACTGGGAAGAACAATTTAGATTTTAGAATCTTTTTAATATCACCAGCATTTCCCCAAGACACATACGTATTATCAACTTTCGGGATAAACGAGATTGCAGAGTCAAGACTCATAGCAGATCCAGTAGTGAAAGTAGATTTAGAGGATTCTGNAATTTCATCATTTCCGGCAATTATATCAGTTTCTACCAATACAGCCTTTGTAGGCGCAATTCCAGTTCCATCATTAGGAACACGATACACACCACGAGAAACCAAGTTTGATTTGTCATTTACAATAGCAGAAGGCACACATACATCATACACTTCTTTGACACGCATCATTTGGGCACGTGTCAATTCGTTAGTGCCGAATAACTCGTTAGAGGCTGCGGCAAAGTCATTTACATTAATTTTTTTACTCATTTTTATTACTCCTTTTTTTATCATTTATACTACGTATTATACCCTTTGTTCCCTGAAAAGTAAAGCGATATTTTGACTTTATACACAGGTAAATAAAAGGGTTATTACGCAACCATCGAAATGAACTCATTCAGTAACATCTTGTTCACTTTACGACCCTTCGAGAACTTTTTAAAGGCAGTTCTCAATTTTGCCTTATTAACACCACCAGTTTTATCTTTTTCTACTTCTTCAGGCATCGTCACTTCTTTGTCCATAGAATTGGAGTTGACCATGAAATATTTATCATAACCACCAGAAACGAACGAAGAATAACCAGTTTTTTTAAATTTCTTTTTTTCTTCAGTAGACTTTTCCCAACCGACAGTTCTATCAATTTTATTATTAATATTGCGAGCATCGGTCAAGAAGAATCCAATAACATTCACACCACAACGGTCACCCAAAGCGGTTAATAAACTTGGAGTCAAATCATTATAATCTTTTTGTTCAGCAATATACTTTCTAGTTTTTGGGTCACGGATAACTAAATGTTTACGGTTATCACCCCAAGTCACAATACCATTGATTGCCCATTTTTCTTCAGCATTATAATATTTGTCATTACCATCAGCTCCACCGTCAGTCAACCAAACTACGTTGATTTTTTCACGACCAGTTTCACGTTTGAAGTCTTCAACCATTTCAAACGAACCAATAATTGCCTCATTCAACGGTGTAGACGCAAGATCAAATCCTCTAGGAGTTCTAATAGAATATTTGCTATCCCANCCGGCGGCAATGCCCATCTTATAAAAGTTATCAATACCATTTTTAAATTCACGAGCATTCATTTTTTCATTGAAAAACTCAAGCATACTAACACGTCCCAAAACAAGGTGGTCAAAGTTAAAATTACCACTATCGTTGTCACCGTAAAATACAGTTTCTGCATCTTCATACAAATGTNTAGCTCCAGTAGAGTTAGTAAACGAATAAACACGGAACGGGATTCCAACCTTTTTAGCAAACATCACAAGGGTAATAGTCTGCTTAACAGTAGCGAGCAATTTATCGTTCATAGAACCAGACCAATCTACGTACATAACCAAACCATGGTTTTTACCATCTTTAATAGTTGCAACCCTTTTGAAGATATCTTCTTCATATTTGTAAGCATGCATTTTATTAGTATCAAGAACACCAGTCTTACCAACCGAAGTTCTACGGTGAGCACTAGCAGCCTGTTTCATTTCAAATTCTTTAACCATGTAATTAACAACAGACAAAGTATCTTTTTTCCAAAGACGAAGTTCTTCATCAATATTTTTTCTTACACCAGAGGCATCGCCATAATATCTATCATAATTATCATCAACATCAAAGAATTCATTCAAACAAGCAGTCACTTTTTTATAACCAATAGTAACTTCTTTAATGTTAGTATTTGGTAAATCAATATAAATTGGATTAGACGCATACTCATCGTTAAGACTATTTATTTTATCATCAAAGTTCTTTTGAGTTTCAGATACAGGCAATTCACCCTCATCACCACCAGAACCATCAGAATAAGCATTTTCACCATCAAAATCATCACCCTCATCACTCTCACCATCTTTGCCGTTTGGACTAGAACCAGAGGATTCTTCCGAACCTTCATTATCATCTTCTCCAGGTTTAGAAGGCATAGGGGTTGACTCATTACCTTCACCCTCTTCAACGTCACCCTCTTCATAATCACCCATGTCGTCAAAGTCAGTATTCAACTCTTCATTCTTAGCATATTCAGCAAGATCTAAAGTCAGTTCAAGGACATCTTCAAACGTCTTAGTGTTATCAGCACGGTTTACAAAAACCATTTCTTCAGGGGTAAATTCAAGGTCAACACGAACACCTAATTTGAAAAACAAGTTAATTCGGTCAAGGATACCATATTCATTAATATCTTCTTTATTACCGATACCAAAGAAGTCTTTCATATTCAATTCATCATACATACCAAAGAAAACTTTTTTCATTCCAGGGAACTTGGTTTTCATCATACGTTCAATTCGAGCATCCTCGATAACGTTGGCATAATCTTTTAAATTTGGATTTTCAACAACAAAGGTTTTCCACTCATCAAATGGAGTGTAAAGAGCGTGTCCAACCTCATGACCAATAAGACCGTCATACATAACGTTAGACATATCTTCCCAGATTGGTAGATTTAGAACACGGTTTTTAACATCAAACGATGCAGTAGAAACCTTTTTATGTTGGACGGTGAGGTTTTCAGTAGCCATTAATTTTGCTAGCGAACCTTTAGAATCAATATTAATTTTAGTCATTTTAAACACTCCTTTTCAATCATTTATACTACCTATTATACCCTAAAACTGGCAAATAGGTAGAAGAATACCACCTTTTGTTTTAAGGGTATTAAGAAACTTCAAAATTATTGTCAGACATAAGTAACTCCTTTTTTATCATTTATACTAGTATTATACCGTAAAAATGGGAGCTTGGGCAACTATTTGACTAATATATTTTTAACATTAGTCAAATAATCATAAGATTTACTTATGATTTTAATCCGAGGCGATTTTAGAAAAGTTTTTGTCTTTTGTGATTTTGATAACTCGACCGAACTTATCAATGATTTGCTGACCTTTGTGAGAGATAACAAATGCGTTTGCTTCAGTTCCAAGTGAGTTTAGAATGCCTAGGAAATCTTCAATACCAGTGGAGTCTAACGAACTGTCAAAGATTTCATCAAGGATTAATAGGTTTGTTGCTACGGAGGATTTTAACTTAGCGATTTCTCTCCAAGTGAATAACAATGCTAAGTCGATTCTTAATTTTTCACCTTCAGAAAAAGACCCATATGCGAACTCATCACGACCACGGGATTTAATCGTTTCGTTAAAATTTTCATCTAATTCGAAATTGATGTAGAAATTCAAAGCAGAAAGGTACTTATTAATTAATTGATTAATCAGGGGTAAGTAATTTTTAATAACAACGGTTTTAATGCCAGTATCTTTTAATAGTTCTTGAACGGTATTAAGGTGGTGTTTGTCTTCTTGTAAATCATACTTCTCATCACGATGTATTATCATTTGAGTATGTTTAGATTGAAGTTCTTCATTATCTACGTTTTCAACCTTTTCGTTTAGAGTTTCAGATATCTCAGTATTAAGTCTAGTACAAGTATCATTAAGATTAGTCACTTGATGGTTCTTATTAGTAATTTCATCTAATGTATGCTGAATGACAGAAATTGATTCTTTAACACCTTTAAATTTAGATTTAACGTCTATCAATGCTTCGGCAAGTCCATCACGTTGAGTTGTTAAATCGTGCCCCATTTTCTCTTGATGAGGTAGGTCTATTTCCTGCTCGCAAGTAGGACAAGTAGAACTATCCATAATGTTACGAATACGGGTATTAATCGTATCTATTTTCGATACGAATGTAGTATGGTATTCTCCAAGAGCAACGGACTGACGATTTAAATTAGCAAAGTCCGTAGTAGTTTTCTCTAACTCCAAAACCTCAGTTTCCAACTCATCAATTTCATTCATGTAATCTGCAATAAAAGATTTCTTCTTATCAATGATAGATTGTTTATCTTCGTTCATTGACTTTAAATGAGTTTCTTGTAAACTAATATTTTGTTCCAATAATTCAATTTGATGAGATAAATCTCTAAGTTCTCTCTTATTAGAGGAAACTCGTTCGCGGACTAAATCGTTCATAACACCAAAGATTTGGATATCTAATAACTCTTCAATAATAGAACGTCTTTCTGCCGCACCCAATCTCATAAAAGGAACGAATGATCCAGAACCCAATACAACAATTTGACGGAATGATTTTTCATTCATTTTAAGAATGTATTTTTCAAGGAATTCTTGTTGGTCTCTTGCGGCTGCATCTTGATTCTGTAAAGCACCATCAACGTATATTTCAAACTTTGCAGGTTTCAATCCACGTTTGATAAGGTATTCCTTGCCACCAGTAGTGAATGTTAATTCTACTGACATATTTTTGCAGTTGATAGAGTTTACCAGTTGTCCGATTNTAATCTTTCTAAAAGGTTTACCAAATAGACCAAACGAAATAGCATCCATCATTGTAGATTTCCCAGCACCGTTTGTGCCAATCATTAATGTAGTCTTAGTTTCGTCAATGTCGATAGTAGAAAACTTATTACCTGTTGATAGGAAGTTTTTCCACTTCACCGTATGGAAATTGATCATAGTGCGATTGCCTCAACATAAATTTCGTTCAAAATCCGTTTAACCTCTTCTTCGTTATCAATATTCATACCCTCTACATATTTATTCAATGTCGTGATAGTGTCCTCAGTGTCAAATTCAACCTGCTCGGTCGTTAATAATCCATGGTCTTCTACGATTGTTAAAGTTTCAGACTCACGTTCCATCTTTTCGACCAATAAATTAAAATGAGCAAAGTCTGTTTTTGTAGTTACAATTAACTTTACGATTTGTCCATCATAATCTTCATCAAGTTGAGTTTCTTTTTCATTTTCGTCATAATAAACCTTAGCGTGTAGTTTATATGGATTTACAATTTGAATACAATCTAATGTTTCAGTATCGAAAATATGAAACCCACGATTATCGTTGAAATCACTCCAATTAATTTCGTATGTGTTTCCTAGATAAAAGATATGACCATTATCGGATTTTGTATGAAAGTGTCCAGAGTAAACCGTTTCGTAGTTCTTTAAGAAATCCGTAGAACGAGAGTGATACATAGAACTAACACCCTTCATCATTTCAAACCCTTGTAAGTCAAAATGACCCCAAGCAATAGAAGATTTAGAATTCTTAATAAATTCCATTATGGTTTCTTCGTTGTCGGTATTAATCCAAGGTATCATATCAACCTTGTATCCGTCGGGTAGTTCTAAAGTTTTTGCTTCAGAATATGCAACAATAGGGGATGTACCATTAATATCAAAAAGTTGTTCTACAGAATTAACATCAACTGTGTTTTTATAATAAGTATCGTGGTTACCTACAATAGTGTGCATTGTAATATCATTATCCATCATAGGTTTGATGAATTTATTACGCATATTATTTAANGTATCAAAGTTTACATACTTACGTCTATCCATCAAATCACCACAATGAATGATAGTTTTGATGTCGTTTTCGATTAAATACGGAAAGAAAGTGTTAGTCCAAAACTTATAAAAGTAATCAGAAAATGCTTTGTTATCCCCTCTTGCTCCAAAATGAGTGTCGGTTATTACTGCGACCTTCATTTACACACCATAAACATTGAAAGGTTATTGAGGTTTTCTTTTTCTTCTTTTTCTGCTTTCTTAGCATCACGTTTTGCTTTCTTTTCTAATTCCTTCGCTTCCATATCATCAATGAACTCTTTAATGTGAATATGAAAATCACTAGAACCTTGGTCATTAATGTAGTCAAAAGATTCTTTATCATGTTCTTGTAATGAATCCATTTGTTCAAAACCACCAGATGTATCAAAATACTTGTACTTAACATACTGTTGTTTCTTTTCTTTTTGGATACGTCTAAGGAATGCGTAGTAGATTATTTGAGTAAAATACGCAAAAGGGTTATTTGATTTTTCAGGATTAAAGTTATGCATATAAGCAAGACAGTTCTCAAGACCATCCGAAATCATATCATCCTTATACGTGTAATTAATAAAGTTAGGTCGGAAAGAAAGCCTTTGAGCAATTTGTAGGAAACATCTAGCAATGTAATCAGTTACATATGGTTTCTTCTCACCAAGCGCTTCTTTATCTGCGATGTCTTTTTGATACTCAATCAAAGCTGCTAGAAAATCTTTATTATTGATGTAATGGTTTTTATTATCTTTATCTACTGCTTTAACCTTAAGAGTCATTAGACTATCCTTCTGAAATTATGTTATTAGATATATTATACCCTAAAAAGAATGAAAAGTAAAGTATTTAGAAATTAATATAAAGCTCGACCGAAGGGAGATCTAACGAGCGAAGTGAGTTAGAAGGTGTAGTACCATTATTACATGTAGTAAAAAGATAAGAACAGTTAATATACATTAAGAAAGATAATCATACATCACTTTACCTTTCTAACTCACTTCGTTCGTTAGAAGTCGCAATCAAAGATTGCTCCTTGTTCTATTATTTTAGAATAACTTATTAGATATGTCTTTAACGACGCGTGAAGAAATTAAGAGACAGGTTACGGTTTCCTGTTTGCCACTAAATGTAAACTCATTTATCTCTAACGGGTAATAAAACCAATACGTGGTGATACCCTGACACGATTATCTTAATTATTTAACCACTTACACGGTGGTATCAAATTACAGACCTCAATTCAGTATGTCGAATATTATAGTCTGCTCACTTCACAGAATTGCTACTATCCTAGGTTTCACGTTCTAGGCAGAAATTGTTATTTATATGCGTAATATAACAACTATTATACTATACAATTCTGTGAAAGTAAAGCGATTATGTAATTATTTTGCTTTTAGGTTGAATTAGACCAGAACCAACACCAAACATTTGTTCATAGTTCTCTGCAATTTGTTCTGATGCTTCTGCGATGAACAAAATATCATTTAATGAAATATGGATGATGTTATCTTTACAGCTCATTAAGAATGGATTAAATCCCATTTGAACTTTATTTCCTTCTTGGGATACAACTCCAATTGTCTGTGGGTCTTTAATGGTGATTGCCATGTTCTCTTCATTCATTTCAATTAGGTCACAGATAACTTCTGTTCCTGTGTGTTTCATGTGTACGACTGATATATTCATAATTTTATTGTCCTTAGTTTATAATCAAATTTTTCTGTGTTGTAAATCTTTATTCTTTCAATGAAATGTTTCAATGAAAAGTTCTTGTGTTTCTTCCATGATAAGTCGTCACTTATGTCAAATAACGTTGCTTTACCTTTTCCTTCACTCTTTCGTAAACCTCTACCAACTGACTGTAAATTTCTGATACGAGACTTGCTGGGGTGAGCAAAAATAATGTTATGAAGATTGCGAATATTGATACCAGTAGAATAAGTACCGTATGAAGCAACAATAATGGCATTTGAACTACTCTCGGTAATCTCTCTAATACGTTCCCTTTCATCAACTTTTGTACTCCCTGATACGAAAAATATTGGTCTGTTTGGTTCTTTCTTTTTTAAGTAATTGAATAAATGTTTTCCATGTTTTTCTACAAATTGAAATAACACTAATGTATTTTTAGTTCTACTTAAAGTTAAATCGCAAATAAATTTATTACGTTTTACATGTCCAATTAGAAAATCAATTTCTTCTTGATATGTCATCGGTTTTACGAACTTTCTTTCTGCGTCATCATATTTAAAGGTAATTGCTTCAATGTGTAACTTTGAAATTGTATCAGAATCCATTAATTCTTTAGTAGTAGTTACCTTTCTGATAGCACCAAATAATCCCTCAAGCACTAATTTATGTGTAGTCGTCCCATCAAGTGTACCAGTGAATCCAAACTTATATTTACAATCAGTCATTTTCGTTAAAATACTTGTTAATGATTTTGCTTTAAAGTTATGTGCTTCGTCACCGATAACACACCCAAACTGTTCAAAGAATGGTTTCTTTAATTTATAAATTGATTGCCATGTAGTGATAATGATTTGTTTATCTGTAACTTTTTCTTTACCAGAATAAATTCTATGAACGTTGTCCTCGGAGAACGTTGGGTCTAATTCAGACGCATAATCTTTAAAGTCTTTATATAATTGTTCAACCAACGATGTAGTAGGTACGATAATTAAAATCTTCTCGTTTAACTTCTTTCGGTAGTATTGAGTCAATGCGTAAATCATGAAAGATTTGCCTGACGATGTTGGAGATAATAGGAGTGCTCTGGACTCCGTAATCCCCCAATTAACGGCGTTTATTTGATAGTCGTAGGGTAGTATAGGGTTTCCATTAGAGTGCGGATTTAACCCCTTAATAAACGTCTCAGTTGATTCAAGGGACTCTTGGTCTCCTAATTGAGGGTATTCTATTGTGTAATTACGATGTTTAGCAAACTCAATGATATAGTTTATTAGTCCCACATAAACTTCGCCACCAAATACGTTGAACAATCTTATTTTTCCGTCCCACTGCCTTGACCTGTATGCAGGCATAAACTTTGCGCCTGGTACTTCAAACGTAAAGAAAGAAGATAGTTCNTGNGCAATACCCATTTCCGATTCTACTCGTAAAAATACATCATCTTTAATTGTTACTACTATATCACTCATAATTTAATTATACCAACCCTTGATGATATTTCATTACGTCTAAAGCGTTCTTTATCGCAAACCCACGTATCACAAACATTTTACAAACTTCGTCTAGATATTTAACTAATTCTTCTTGTAGTGCAACTCGGGCATCTGCCTCAACCACCATTGGGTCAATCTTAACGTATTCTTTAACTTCTCTGTCCTTTAACACATATTCATATGGGTCTGGGTCGTTTCCGTTGTAATAGTTAGTTCTACCTAATGATACTCTATATAGTTCGGTTTTTAATTTCTTTAATTTCAAACGTTCACGAAGTACCATTTTAAGGTATTTGTTGTGTTTGAGTGGTGTTGCTAAAGATTCTTTTGCTAGAATTGTTTCGTCTAGGTATAAATCTTTATCTACTTGGGTTTCTAATTGTTCTATATTCATATAGATATTATACTATACTTTTGTCTAAATGTCAAGTTATTTTTGAGTAAATGTCATATAGTCGAATTGAAGTGTTATATCGGTAAGGAGTTCTTCTGCCGATTCATTATTAAACTGCAATTCTCCAAGAATAGTTGGGAACATATTATGGAATGTATATACCATATCAGTAGCATTCTTGTTATTTGATAGAATGTGTAGTGATGCATCATGCATCATATCTGCGTCATTTACCGTTCGTTTTGATGCATCCGGACCTGATGATTCATACATCCATTTTAATACTTCATTATAATTACTCAAATCTTCATCAACAAGAAACGTTACCATTAATGGTGCATAAACTGGAGTAGAAGTAGGTCTGTAAATATTACCAACAACTGGGTTTGCGATTGGAACTTCGTTTGTTGTAATTGTAGGCAACATTGCTGTTTTCAACCATAGGTCAACGCCTGGGATTGCCCCAATAACTAATTTATAATTGGTTGATTTTGCGAGGTTTAAATTTTGATTTTTCATACCTATATTTATAATAATTTATAATCGCCCACAAAAAACCCCCAATTAAGGGGGTTTCATGAGAGTCTATGGGTTTAGGTATAGACTCAACGGTTTTCCCAAGGTAGGGGAAACTTTTTAACTATTACAGGTTAGTAACAGTAAACTTGCGGAAGTACGGGTTTGCACCAGCAGTACCAGTCGCAAATGGGTTATGAGTCATACCATAACGAGTCTTGAATCCAAGACGCGGTTGGAAATCTTCTTCACCGATTGACTTCATCATTTGTAAAGGAACGTATGGGCAGTAGAACATACCAGCATCATACATGTTAGAACCTTTAAAACCTACAACTACTGTATCAG